TTTCTGCGCCGCATATTTCTCTGCCTCAGGATCAACAACCAGCTGTTGCACACGATAGTTTATCTTGTTTCCCAAACTTTCCAGTAAGGAAACAGACATCCCTCTCTAAAACTCTACTTGGGGATTCCTACATTATTTAGTATGTTGTAGCGAAATTTCGTCGCGGCTCCATAAACGTCGAATGAAACCTGCCTTGCGTGTTTGAAATACCCAATGGTAATGCAGATGCATCCGTCATTTCACATGCATCCCTTGATACGAATAAGTTTTTCGGATCGCATTGTTCGGGTTTTTTCATCTTTATGCAGAAACGACCAACCGTATTTTCGGACAGCAAACACCAATTTTCAGGTCGATACTCACGCGGATCTGGTATAGTAGGACCAGGGCTAGGTGCAGCCACAGAATCAAATCCTTCCTTTGATATATCAAAAAATCCACTGAATTTTATGATACCTCCTACAACCAAAACAATGATGGCCGGTATAAGTTGCCACAACATTCCTATGAGTACGTTTGACAAAGGATTGCAAACCCACATCCCATGTAGGAATGTCGGGAGGTCTGAAAGCACTGACAAGTTTTGGCTCCCAGAATGTTGTCGTATCTGGAAATCCACAAATAACATATTTCATGAAAGCATTTGTGAAATATACACACTTTTCAATGGAACCTTATGAAATTCCAGTTGATGGCCCACAACAACTTCAGCTCGATGCACCCATCCTAATTCGTGCAAAAATACCCCGTTATGGTGATTTATTAAGCGATTTGGTGTTGCGTGTAGATGTTCCGGAAATATACAGTAAGGCATATATCGATTCAACGGATCCCGAAAATCCTATACTTACTCAGACCCCCCAACAGTGGAAATGGGTGCGTCAGCTCGGTGTGCGTATGATTGAACGCATAACATTTTTCGTAGGAGGGACGAAGGTTCAAGAATATGGTGCAGATTGGATTGCGGCCCGTGCGCTTCTTGATAAGACACAATCAGAATATCAGAAATGGCGTGTTATGATTGGTGATGTCCCGGAACTTTTTGATCCTGCAAACGGTATTTACGCTGATCCTACAAACCAGGCGTATCCAAATGTTGTGGCTTGGACTACACAAGCAACGCAGTCGAATGCACCCAGTATTCCTGCACGCCGTCTGCGTATTCCACTGGGTCTCTGGTTTTCCGATTTCATTGAGAATGCGTTGCCACTTGTGGCCCTACAGAGCCATTATGCGGAGGTTCAGATTCAGCTGCGACCCATCCGCGATCTTTACACAATCCGTGATCCCAGTGGTGTGCGTGTCCGATATGGATATCGCTCGCATCCTTATCTCCCTACAGATCAGTATAACGATGTTTGGAATCCGGCCCTTCTCGGTGATCTACCACCCACTCTTAACAATCTGTACTCGGAATATACGGATCCGAATGGTGCTCCACGATATTTCCTGACCGATATATCAGGGTCCATACCGCAATCTGATGGATGGCCGTTGAATCCACGACTCGAAGGAACATTTGTATTCTTAACAGACGCGGAACGCCTCGTGTTTTCTTCGCGATCACTTTCCTATCTTGTGCGCCAAGTCCAAACATTCGATTTTCCGGCGATAGTAGGAAAAGATCGCGAAGAAATTGATGTCCATAATATTGCCACGCGTGCTGTCTGGTTTGCGCGACGATCCGATGCGCTCCAATTCCGAAATGACTACACAAATCTTAGCAACTGGATTTACACATCGGATCGCCCATACGCTATACCTCTTACCGGATATCCATCAATCCTTGGGCTTGGACGATCAGGTATCCTTGTAAGTGGAACACAGCGAAATATCCTCCGCGGAGCAACATTTATAGCAGATGGAACCAATCTGTTTGAAACCCAGGATACCGACTACTTCAGTCAATATGTTCCGTATAAATACCTGCGCGGAAACTCAGTTCCTTATGAGAATCTGGGACTGGCCACACAATATGAAATGTGGCCGCTGCACGTATATTCCTTCTCTGTGAATGGATCCGATCCTATGCAGCCCAGTGGAACCCTGAATACAAGTCGAATCGATAAGTTCCAATTTGAATTTGACGTAGAACCGATTCCTATTGGTGCAAATTATACATATACTGTTTCACTTTTCGTGGAATCATATAACTTCCTCGAAATCTCCAGTGGTATGGGTGGTCTCCGTTTTGCACTCTAGGCGCTATGTATTTTCTGTACAAGGGACCGAAATATGCTATTTTTTAGATAATTGTAGGAAGCTTTGGAATATCCTGAACTTCCTACAATATAATATATTCATTAATCGTCGCCAATCATAGCAACAGTTGATTCATACTGATGTTGAATAGGTACAACGACAGTAGGATCTACAGAAGGGTCATCTGCAATAAACATTGTATTTACTTCCTGTGAATGTACAACTTGAGTAATTATAGGCTGCATTCCGGGATCATCCTCTATAGGTACAGGAGCTGAATTCATTTCTTTTTTAATAATGGGAAATATATTTACAGACCATAATGTGCAGAGGAGGCATTGTATCGGGTTACCCACCAGCTATCGTGGAAATAAGGAGGAGTCTGATCAATTGCCTTGGTTATGACCTTATCGCTGGGTCCTTCGAGACTCAAAGAATCAATCTGGCTGAAAGAAATTGCATAGGCGTAGTACTTGAGCTTGGAAATCATACCCTTCATAGGACCAACCACTTGGAAGCCGCCATAATGCTGCTGATTTTCATTGTATTCCAATGTATTTCGTGAAAATACAACAATTGGTCCCAAATTGAACTTAGGGATAGATTTGAATTCATGACGAACAGCAATATTACCATTAATATATACATCCATTCCCTGGCCTTTCTGGACAATTGCCATATGGAACCACTTGCCAACAGGCATATTCGGTATTTCCACATATGAATCTTTTATGTTATTGATTGAGTTCATATAGATGCGCATAGTATTATCATTTGTATTCAAAAATACACCGGGGGACATATTAGGCCATATATTTGCAGTATCGCCCTTGTAGAAGACATTATAGAACTTCTGGATACCGGCAGTAGATGCAGGTGTGTTTTTATATGTTTCGGGGTCAATGTAGAGCTGGAATGAGAACGAAAACTCTATACCATTGAATTCGTTAGAGCTTGGATATAAGTAATCAAACTCTGAAAGACTGGGATCCTGTAAATAGATTTGTTCAGAAGTGTATGTATTCGGAAGGACATTAACAGTCAGCTTATTGTAGTTTCGTATTCCGGAAACAATCATCTCAAACATTGAAATTATTGCACTGATGGCCAGAATGATAATAATTGTAAGAACAAGCTGGGGGATCAATCCATCCGAATTTAGAAAGTTAAGAGCTTCCTGGCCATATAAACGAACTCTATCCATTCTTCTATTTTGAGGACATACATAAAATGTATATCCTTAAAAATTATGTGTATGCATTAAAAATTTTAAAGACCAAGAATATCACGCAGGGATGTAGTATTATTTACACCTTCGGAACCCTTGTAAGTAATCGAGATGTTCAACTTATCCCACAGGAAGTCCAGGAATCCGGTGGAGGAGTAAGGGCCGGATTGATAGTTCGCATAAATCTGATCCGGGGCAACGGCATATGATGAAAAATGCACGCCACTTACATATCCATTAAATGAATTAGATGTGGGCACAAGATGAATAGTCTGTGCCTTATCACTACTATAAGACTGGGTGGTAGGCAATATGCATGAGCGTGCCAACTTTCCATCAAGATATACATCAAGGATACGTCCATTTACAGAAATGGCGACATACATCCAGCGCTGGAGATCAATATCCATCACATCGCAAGGCGCCATATTCTGAATACTGGTTGTTGCACTATATGTCTGAGATCCAAGAGCAAATGTAAGCTCGCCGCCGCTCTCGGAAACCTTGACAATTTCATCGTCCGTCTTTCCTACAAGACCTGCCCTGACAATCATCTTTGGTTCACTTGGAGAGAGTGCGACTGTCAAAAGACTCTGGTTATTCATTCCAGATGTATCTGTGCTTGATGAAAACTTTCCAGAATCCACTAAGCTTAGCACACTCTGATACTTATCACCAATGCCACTGTAAGAGTTGATGTACATCCAGAAACCGACGGTATATTCGGCACCTGCACGGAAAGATGCATTTGTTCCATCTCCCTTGCTTACAACAAGATCATAAACACCACTTTCATTCAAAGATGTCATACGTCCATTTGGAATGGGGATCTTCTTGCCAAGAAGCACCTTATCACGAGACTGGCCACCAACAAAATACATTAAGATGTAATACAATATTACAATCGCAACCACCAACATTAGAATATATACAATGTTGGTCGCCGTCTTGCCCAAACCGGATGTTAGATTGCGGGCGTTATTTTTGAGTGCCTCCATTTCTTCTATAGATGGTTAGGCAAAATCATATTGAACATATTCTAGCGGTCCGGCATTGTAATTAAATCCGCACAAAGATGTATTCTCACAGACAGACTTTTTAAAATGATCCCATGCTCCACCCCATGTTAATCCAGGTTCAGGAACTAATGGCTTACCACGAATATCCGTATTCTTTTCATATACTTCCAAAATCTCGGAACTTGATCTCTTATACGGCCACATCTGAAACAAGCAGGCTTGTCCCTCAAAATCCGGAGATGCATTCATAACCATTCCAGAAAATGGACTGAATGGAACATTGTCCAGTACGGCGGAGTTAGATAGTCTTCCATTCACAAATATATCAACACTTCTACCCTCTACACAAACAGCTATCTGATTCCAACGACCAACAAGGACCTTCTGTGCAGAAACTGTCTTGAATCTTAGATCATTGTTTCCTCGTTCAAGTGTCTTCTCCGCAACATTCATGGTTCTACCGATCGATGTATTTGATTGCATAATATCAACTGTACATTTCTGCGTGATAGGATCAATAATAATTCCCATTGTAGTTCCAACTTTAACTAAATACTGCAAGCGACTATCATCTTCTGTGTAGGAAACGGGCATTTTTGTTAAACTTTCGGGAGAAACATAGACAAAAAAGCTGCACGTTATATTATTACTTGTAAGTGCCGCAGTTTGATCCGGTGATGTAATTGCAACCCATTTTTGATCGGGACTTATATTCGGATCCTCTTTTCCTAAATTGAAAGGGCCCGCAACTAATATCTCTTTCTTAGCTCGTCTGCGATTTAGTATCCAAATTATTAATGCCGCGATTGCAATCGCTATTAAAATAGTCAGTGCAATCATTTGCCGATTTGATAGACCACCGTTGGTGTTCCCGTATGATCCCATAAACTGATCCATATTCCCTTACTTTTGTTGTTATAGAATACTTACACCGATCCTATGCACGATTTATTTCTGTTAAACACCGGTTTCTTTTTACACATTCCGCGTATATCAATGACACCTAATCCAGTATTCCATACACGCAAATTACGGATTCCGGCTGGAAGCGGATTGCGTCCAGTTAATCCGTAGATCTCTCTGCGAACTGTTCGAGGCATTCCATTTAATAACTTACTTATCTCCAGACGACAATTTATATATATCTCCATCATTTGATCCTGTACAACGATTGTAAGAGTGAATGGTTCATTCATTGGGATATCCGGAATCCTCACAGACTCGCGATATGTGTCATCCCCTTTTTCGGTATCAATAAATATAATCATATCATTTTTAACTGGATCAACCATTATACCGGGATTCATAGTGGCCGGTAAGCCATTCGGTGTAAGAGTCTCGAGTTCCTGTGCTGTATCGTAGTCCGGTAATGCGGTATTCACCTCTGCAGCTTTCTTCGCATCATCCGACCCTCTATGAAGTAAGTGTCGGAATACCATATCTTTGGTGGCATCAAATGAACTGATGCGCGTATTATCCCATACCATATCAACCATCATTGTGTATCGATTGAAGGATGGTGCAACACCCGCCTCCTTAAAACTCACCTCCAGCTTTTGCGAAGGATCTGCCGATGTCCAATATGTTTGGACAGCCGCACCGTCTTTTTTATCACTAGCAAATATTGACTTCGGGTAGCGTGCAAGAACCAGAATTGCCCCCACAAAAAATAGTATTATGAATCCAACAAGCACCCATTTGAATACATAATTACTGGAACCGGGTTCTGAACTTAGAAAGTTCTGAATTCGATATTGTAAAGACTCGAAAAAAGTCATTATGCTCTCTATCAAGCACCCTCTGTTAGGGGTACAGGAGTTGCTGCAGCACGCAGACTCTCGTAGAATGTACGATCCTCCGCCCGCCTTACAAAATGCTTCAATGGCTGCTCCAGGCGTTTCATTACACTATCTGGATGATTCACCGACTGTCTAAGTTGGCGCTTATCATACGTATTTTCATTATGACATAATACCATAATTGTTTTCATTGGATCAAGCTGTACCATCGGGTTTCTATAGCCATTCGTAAATTGCACCTCCTCTGCAAATAATACATGCTCATCGCACGTATGCGTACGTGCATACCGCTGTGTAAATGCCATGGTTCCAAATGTACCATGATATGGTGTATGCATGATCTTAAACCAGGGACCGGCGCGCCACACACTGCCGTCATCCACAAAATACAGATTCATAGTACTGGTTCCCGCCAAATCCGCCTTGTGTGCGCGCAACGTTTTTACAGCATGTGAAACACGATCTGGTGGATAATAGTCATCGTCGTCCATCACCACCAGAATCTCCCCTCTCGCCGCCTTATGCAATGCATTCCGTTTCGCCCCCAGATTCATCTTTCGCTCTGAACGAATATACTGAATCTCGATTTTTGACTTGTAGGGAGCAATGATATCCTCCACAGTATCCGTTCCATCGTCTAGTATTACCCACTCCATACGGGACATTGGATAATCCTGTGCTAAAATATACTTCGCCAACTGGGCAATAAACTTGCGACGATTAAATGTGGGGGTTATGATACTTACCGGCGGTTGTGCGTCTGATTTTGGTAGGCCAGATGGCCACTGTTTTGTTCCTGACATTCCGTATTCCGTACATATGATATCGTCGGAAATGGTTTAGACGACATTATGCAGATGCCTATGTGAGATACCCCTGTGTATCTAAGGCTGTCCTCGGTTTTGCTTCAACAGAACCCTGTGCATGTCCTTGAGCAGCCGAACAAAATTATGGAATTTTCTCACATGTCTCTTTGAGAACGAGTTGTCCGAATCATCCTCACAGTATGAACAGCCCGCCTGGATTAAAACATCCCTACTTGATCATCAACGTGCCGCCATCCAGGCAGCCCTTGATCTTGAAAGTCATAAAACCGGAAAAATAGTTGGCCCAGTTCCTGGCTATGATGATACCGCACGACTCTACACATCCTACGGTATCTTAGGCGATTCTGTGGGATCTGGCAAATCTCTTATCGCCCTCAGTCTTGTCAAATGCCCCCTGCCCTCCTCTAATGTCCTTGAATTCTCCACACGTCCTGGAACAAACAATGAATACACGATGGGCATTCTCCGCGAAAGAGAGCGTACCAAAACCACCGGTGGTGAAACACTCCACTACACCGATGCAGCCCTTTTCATAATTCCACATCCCCTCATGGGTCAGTGGGAAGAGTATATTAAAAAGGATACTACTCTCCGTGCATTAGTTATCAAAAAGCGCAAAGATGCCACCGATCCCGACATGATTGCCAAAATAAATCGCTACGACTGTGTGCTCGTATCCTCCACAATGTGGCGCGAGTTTGATGCAAATGCCAATATTCACACCGTTGCTTGGAGTCGCGTGTTTATCGATGAGGCCGACACAATTGTCCTCTCCACCAATGATGAACGAATCCATGCACGTTTTATGTGGCTAATCACTGCCAGCTGGATCCGTCTCTTTTTTTCCAATAGTTGTAATCTTAATTTACGTCATTATTTGGAACCCCCACCCTCCACCCCATTTAATACGATTCAGCGCATGAAACGATTTACAGCCGGTGATTTTCTATCTGTAAGTGGTCCGCGTAGTGTATTTGTACGTAGAGTTTGCGGCGACGTTGCTGTGCATTCTTATAGTGTGGGTGTGTTGAATGCTGCGATGTTCCAATCGACGCGACTTCTTGTGCATAATTCCGAGGATTTCATCGCCAAGTCCTTCCGAAAACCCACCATTACACACTCACGTATCCTTTGTTTGACACCACCAAATATCCAGGTACTTCGCCAGGTCGTTAGTGAAGATATGATGGAACGACTCCATGCAGGTGATACCGATGGACTGTTGGAAATGTTGGGAATGCAAACACACACAGCAGATCAGGTAGTGGATGCCGTATGCGAATCCATTGAGAAAGAGTTGCGTAATGTACGTCTCACATATGAGTACAAGAAGTCTATAGAGTATGCAAGTGAGTCTGCAAAGATTAAGGCTCTTGAACAAGTAGAGGCGCGTATTGGACGTCTTGAATCCCGCATCAGCGCTATCAAAGAACGCCTTGCTGGAATTGCGGAACAGACATGTCCTATCTGTTTTTGCGAAGTTCAGTCCCCCGCTCTCACACCCTGCTGCCGCAACCTCTTCTGCCTCGCCTGTATTTGTGATGTGTTGCGCAGGAATTATACGGGTGTTTGTCCGCTCTGTCGCGAAATCATTCCAAATATCCAGAGCCTCCAGGTTATTGGGGATGCCTCCACTGCTGCCCAAACCCAGGCTGTCCCCAAACTCCTCTCAAAACAGGAACAATTCCGCAAGATCCTGGCTGATAATCCCGCCGCTAAGATCCTAATGTTTTCCTCCTATGATGCTACCTTCTCATACCTGGAGGAGGTGTTGGAAGTCGATGGTATTCCACATGCAACCCTGAATGGAAGTCAGGCACGCATTGCAAAACTTATCCGCGAATTCGGCGAAGGAAAATACCGCGTGCTTTTCCTCAACTCCAAAAATATGGGATCCGGTCTTAACATCCTCGCCGCCACCCATGTTGTCCTATATCATAAGATGTCCGTAGAAACTCAGGATCAGATTATTGGTCGCGCCATGCGCATGGGACGCACGGAACCCTTGACGGTCATTCATCTCCTACATGGTAATGAAATGACTACCGAAACTGCTAATGGCACTGATGCCGAGAGCGACGATGAAGTTGCTATCGCAGCAATAGCTCCAGCAATTGATGCATCCGATATTCCATACATCGAAGATAATGATGATACTGCGAGCGATGACGCAGAAGAATAGTAAAATGTAAAACACATTTTAATTCAATGTAGGCAGTCCAGGATTCCCTACATTGAAAATATATGTATCAATAAGTAAAGGGTTCGGTGATGGCAACCGCAAGGACGATTGGTGTAAGACCAGTTGATTTAAAACAATTTGGCAAAACACTGGCAACATTTGCAGCAGCCGATGCCAAACATGATTTTGGTGCAGAATTCAATAAGTTATATGAAAATGCATCTGGTAAGATCGGAACACCCGTTGGATATGATCCCGTCAATCTCTACGGCGAAGATCAAATACTTGAATCAATTCCTGGACTTATTCCTATTTTGAATGATCCAAACTATATTAATATACAGACTACACCTGTAGCAAATCGTGCAGTTCATGATAAATCACTACGAGTCGAAGGATATATCCCTCATAACTATAAATGCCGAACAATCTTCTACAATCCGACGAAATATGATATCACAAATGCCGATATTCTGTTTAATTTCTTAGATGTTTATAATACTGGCGAACTTGCAATAACAATCGATGCACAAAATGTTCCCTTTTATGAACTTCTAGGATGGTCTAGGCATAGCGCTAAAATAAAGTATTTTTTGACACGCGAAGGACTCAATGATCCCGCTGGTAAAGTACAGGCAATTGGTGGAGGTGTTAAAATTATACACGATTCGTGCCAGAGCGCAACAGAATATGGTGTATATGATGCACTTCCAAATCCGATGAATATGTTCATGTCCAAATTTGGATTAACATTGACTTGCAAAACAAATAAACAGGGTCTCCAGTCGGTTGGAACTCTATTCAAAACATCTGGCATGAAGGTTCAAATTGATGTTAAAAAAGCAAAAAAAGAGAAGGCACATCCCAATGCGAAAGATAATCTGCTTGCGAAAATGAAAGGATTGCTAAGTAAAGTCTGGACTCCTAAGGACAAAAACGACTTTTTTGTAAAGATCCAACAGAAACGCAGTGGTGATTGGCTACAGGTGCTTTCATGTTTGGATCCGCGACACGATGTCGGTAGTTCCAGAAAACTGACTATCGTCACACATGATCGTATATGTATGGCCTACGCTCTTCTTATGGGCGTAAATGTCATATTCACGAACCTATTGGGAGGCCAATTTCTTTACCATTTTTATATTGATGATATGCCGGCACTCCCTATTCATCCTCAGTCTGCTCCTCCAGTGCAGCTGGGTGGCGCAAATGAGGAGGCTATATTGCAGGTACTCAATGGAATTACACCTGCATATATTTCAAATTACCCTGTATTACACGATTCTTATACTCGATTTAGAAGTAATATAATTGGCGAAATGAAAACTGCTATACTTGAAAGCACAGAACTATCTGATATTATAGCGGAATCAATGAAACTCGCAATCTTTATCCAGTTAGTCCCTAAATTAAGACCCACCGATGATACAAATGTCGGTCGTAGCAATTATATCTACAATATAAATCTTTTCAGAAAGCATATGACAATCGAGAATAATTTTAAAATGCATATGCCCCCCATGCCTTTTATAGATAGAGGAAAAGCGATTTCAAGTCTAGCAAGTCTCACCTATTTAACACATTATTTCCCACAGTCATTGCTGGATAATATTGCTGCAAGAATAGAACTTTTTGATGATGTTAGTATTGCACAGAAGAAGATTATTGGTCTTATTTTAACCGGCCAAGGATACACTGAAAATGCAGATATTTCAACTGAAGCACTCTTGAATAGCATCCAGACAGCCCGCAATTATGAAAGAGATTTGCCGAGTACTTTCAATACAGATGCAATTGAAACTACGGATGCCGATTTTTTTAACGTGAGCGATTTTATGGCGGCGAATATAATATTGGCGGAACGGGCGCAACGACTTTTTGGAAGAGATAGTGTTGCACAGGCCACTCTCGAAGAAGTCGATGAACTGGCATTGCCTATTCTGCAGGGCCCCGCCCCCATGCATCTCGCACCAGTCATAAACGGCGGCGGTCAGGATCATAATCCTCATACTACATTCTATTTCTTACTGTCAGAGATTGGATTCCGCCTCGAGGAGTGGTTGTATGAGCAAGCAACTATTGAACATATCGAAAGCCTATATTCCCTACAGGCATTCATACGATTATTTAAGGTCGTGGAATATTTGTATTTTTTGGCAAGCGATGGAACATTGGATATTGCACAGTGTGAAGCGGCTTTATTGGAGTTCGTTTCCTCTGCGAAAGGTTCTGTCGAAGATGTATATGAAATAGTTGGTGATGTATTCAATGGATATTACGGAATTTCCAAACTCCCTACAGTTCAGGCTGGATTGCCAAATACGGCAGTCGAAACGATCCATTCTGTATATAACGCCCCTCAAGACTGGAGATCTTATACACTTGGTGATATTAATGATATCCGTAATAAATGTATTCAGCGCATGAACACGATTATTATCGATGCACGAGCATATGATCGCGGGACTGTAGGGGCGATGGATTTCTTGTTCTCTACTGTAGGCCAGCCGGTCGCAGCTTCCGTAAGACCATCTCAACGGAGAACGCGCAGATCCAAGGCTGCTCGCTCAAAACTCCCTTCTAGACGCCTCTCCAGCAGACGCCCTTCCAGACCACCCACAAAACTCCCTTCTAGACGCCTCTCCAGCAGACGCCCTTCCAGGCCACCCACAAAACTCCCTTCTAGACGCCTCTCCAGCAAGCGCCCCCCTACAAGGCGTTCCTCCACAAAGTCATTCAAACCCGTTTTATCGGCGATTCCTAGTGTAAAACAGACTCCCTTACAATCAACGTCTGCAAGTAGTAAATTAGTTGCTTAATTATACAAATACACTATTTGTTAAATTAATTATTATTCAGTTTTATACACCTGTAGGGAATTTTACCACTTCAGGGATATCCATCGACTGCAGAAGTCGCATGAAACGTTGCGGAACAGCCTCTGGAAACCATGTCGGTAAATACGTTCTCCAAAACTCCACATTCTCCCACACCTTCCCATTCGGCTTCTTGCCGAAGCCCTGTGTTGCCGGATTCTGCAATGCATCCTTTGCAGCAATTAGGAATAGATTCGCCTGCCAATATGTTGAATCAAATCCTCTATCGTGTTCCATATCTGCACTTACAAATAGATCCCTCATCTCACACATATAGCGGAACTGATTGTACAACATGGACTGCTTGGAAAGCACTGCTGTATATTCCATGTCATTGTCCTTCCATGATTCGCTCGATTTGTGCGAAGATTCAAACAGTAGCTGATTCACCGCCTGTAGTTTTGCCTGGTATGTTATAGGAAAAAGTGTCCAGTGTTGAAAGAAAAATGTATAGTAGTCCAAACGATCGGACCCCACGATGGTTTTAAATGCTTTTTTATAAATTTCGTAGCCATTGGCTGTATTGCCCTCAAAACGACGAATCCATGTAGGAAGCGATTCATGTAAATGAAGACCCGCAAGATTCAGATCATTGTTATTAAGAGGAACCTCGGCCATTATATCGAGATCGCCACGCAGCAGTTGTCCCACCGCACTTTTAATGGTCTCAGAACGATGAATACGATTTGTTCCAAGAGCATGTGCATCATTTAATCCTGATGAAATATATCGAACAACATCCTTCGCATGCATTCGTCCATCCACGATATCTTTACGAACCTCACGGACAGACTGTAGGATTTTGCGGATATCACCGGAATGAATTGCCAATAAATCATTCGTCAGCTGTTTCAACAGTCCATCTTCAGGAATTGTTCCAATTTCTTTGAACTGAAGCTGTACAAGTTTAAATGTATCATCCTCACTTGGCGGACTTACCTGATATGCTTGACACACTTTCAAGAATTGCTGAAATTTCTTTTCCATCCATTCATTGCTAATGCATACAATCGCATTATCGCCTGAATATTCCTTAAGAATACGTAGAAGTTCTACAAGTCCGCCCTTATCTCCTACAGACATACCGTCGATCTCATCCAGAATAACACCCAAATTACGCGGCCCCTCTGGACGAAAGAAATCCGCAACATTACGACTGTTCAAAAGTGGTACCAGAGACTCTTCTACAGCCGCTTTATGACGATGCTGTGAAGCGTTCCATTCAACTACACGATATCCCGCGGCATCTAGGGCAGCATGAGCAAGCGTTGTTTTACCAATACCTGGTGGGCCATACAAGAATAAGGATGCAGGTCTTCTCGGTGCCGGTTTCTTTGCCCAATCGACAATTTGGGTAAAGAGATCGGAATGAATCATTTTACTATCGAAGAATATATCGGACCTTTAAACTCCTGTGCAGAGATTAATAGAGCTTAAACCTGCATTTCTCAGATTATTGCAATATCCAGAAAGAGTTGTCATATCTCTCACATCAGGATCAGGTGTTATAACAACACCGCCACTACTACTTGTATATATACCTCCCTCCGCCGGAATTTCAGGAGTCTCTGAATTGAATGCTCCCTGTAAAGCATTTGAAACAGAACGGTTGTTAGTACTGCTCACTGGAAATTTAGTGCTAACACCCAATGTATCTACGCATACGAATTGCGAGGATCCTTCTTTCACGGGCCCTAAAAGAGTTAAGTAATCCGGGCAAACAGAAATAGGAGGCTGGAATGTATCACCAATTACAAACCACTTTACATAATAGTAATACAGAGCCAAAAAGCTTGCAAGAAATACAAGGATTGCGGCCACCTGTTTGTTGAATCGGGTGTAAAGTATATTGCTGATCGCACCTATGAGGAGCAGACCCGCTATCCAATAAATCCACACAAAGGCTTTCTTGACCTTTTCTGGAACAGCCATTATAGATTCTTCTATTCTTACATATCGAATATGTTTTAACTATTTTAAATATATTTTGGTATATATTTTAAATAGTAATATCGTGTTTATATTTTATTTATAGTTATATTTAGTATTATACAACTAAAAGGTGTTTAGTTGAGGCGAGCAACCTTGGCGCAAGTCTCATCGATGGCACCACCGAAGGTCTGGGCACCCATCTTGATGTAGCCAGTGTAGTAGTTGCCAGCAGTGGCATTGTAGCCGATGGCGCTGTCATCACCAGGGTAGACGAGCTGCACCTTGAAGGCAGCACCAGGGACCTCAGGGGCAGGGAGATACTTGGTAACACCCATGTCGCGGAGGATGGCAGAACCAGCGGTAGAGAGCATACCAACAGCAGTAGCATCGGCCACCCAAGAGGCAGCGGCACCAGTCTCAGTGAAGATGGAGGACTGGATAGCAGCGATGTTGATGTAGAGCTTGTTAGCGGGGAGCTGGGCACGGGCACGTTCGGCAGAGGACATTTTGATTTATATTCAGGAGAGTGAAAAAAATCACACGCCGCCCAGGATCTGCTGGGATACTCCAGGAGACTTTGGTCTGCCTTGACATCTGGTCCCTCCCCCTCCTCCCATCCTCGGTCAAGTCCAGGGGTTTTTCATCCGCACCTCCCAAATAGAGAGGATCCCAGTCCGGATGAACGTACTTCCCCAAACTCCAGGGCGTGTTAATTTATATGCCCAAAACTTATCAGAAGTCGAGCGCTTACCCGGCTTCCAATACCAAACTAACACTTCATCCACCGCTACCACCGATGGTATTCGGGGAAATTGGGAGGAAAATACCCTGAATCAGACCTTCTTCTCCGCAGCTAATTTCAAGATTTTGCAAAACAAAATACGATACGAAGTCTATAAGGAGACCAATGAAGTCATTGACGAACAGTCATCCGATGACCTTTTTATGGTTATGCGCGCCATCTATCTATCATATGGACGCAACCTTCCTACAAATATTCGTCAGCAAGTTGAAGAGCTGAATAATTATGTCGCAGATTGGTGTGTTCCCCGTATTATCGCAGAGATGCAGATGTACCAGAGATATTTGAAGGATATCTCGGCCATGCCTGTTCCACTCTCCCATCCCGTCAGTCTCAGCACCGCTGGAACTAAGTCGCTCCCCTTCAAACCCTTCTTTGAACCTGAACCAGAATCTGATACGGACTTTTAAGAAAACCATAGGTTCTGAGGATGATGATTTCATATGTAGGAAGTTCTGGATATTCCGGTGCTCCCTACAATCAATCAAAAATGTATTATGCTGTTTTGTTATTATTGCATGTATGCAATTAAAGAGACTTATTTACTTCTTGACGGCGACCTTACGGACCACCTTGCGCACAGCCGGCTTCTTAGCACCCATTCCACCAGCCGCGCCAGAGG